TGGGAATCGCTTACACCTGAACCCCTACTAACTGACTGGTCAAGAGGTGCTTCACCTGACTACAAGGTCAGGTACTAACTCAGTCAATGTTCGGGCAGTAGAACCACATATCCCTCAACATTTATATAATACATCATTTTGAACCCAATGCTCGTGGCCTTGTGACACTTATTATTCTGTCCCTAATCTTTCCTCTTTGGTTCTCTTCTTGATAAACTTTAGATTCTTCCAATCCTCCTCGTAACAAAGTAGCAAGGTATGTATCATCTTATGGTGATCGTTTTTTGCATACCTACATTTAGGTTTGGGTTTAACACCAGTTTCAATAGTAATATAACGAGGATGTGGTCTCCCTTTAAGATCATGTGAAATTCCTTCACACTTAAAATAGACCCATCCCTCATCATAACCATATTCACCCTGATCCCAGACTACATAGTCGTCAACTTCAGGTTCATACATGTTAATCGTCTGATTTTTTAATACCAGTGATTTCATCGTAGAACTCGAATGGTTCACGATTCTTGTTGCTTGTTTTAGGAATATTGAATAGATCTCTGAACTCTTTCATTTGATCTATCTGGTCTTGTAGTTTGTCTATCTGCCTTTGTAGAATTTCAAAATTTCTTTCATTATTATTCTGCATCATCAAGAAGTTCTTGATTGCTGCTTTAAACTCATCTTCTTTCACGTTAAGAACCTCCTAATATAATTCGTGTAATTTGTATAAACTGATGAGATCTACGTTAGCGGACACACAATTATTATGTGCTTCCTGACTCTCTTGTCTATCTACAATAGTAATTATACGATCAACTTGATATTCAAGTTCCCTGAGTCTTACCACTGCTTGTATTGATGAACTAGCAGTTGTCACTACATCTTCAAGGACTGCAATTTTACTACCTTTGGGTGGAAGTTTACCTTCTACCCATTTATTAGTGCCATAACCTTTAGGTTTCTTCCTAACGATTAAGGCATCTACATTGTTATGATTCTTGCTAAGATATGATGCCATTGATACACCAGTTACTAAAGGATCAGCACCTAATGTTAATCCTGCAACTGCAATCGTATCAGGTTCTATACATTCTAGCATCAAACATGATGCCATAGATATACCTTCAGCACTTAATGTAACTGGTTTACAGTTTACATAATGTTCGCTATGTTTACCAGAAGATAATACATAGTTACCTCTTTTATAGGCATATTGTTTTAACAATTCAAGGAAATCTTTCTGCATATTAATAATAACAATTAATTAATATCTTTCAGGTATTTCATTATACCTATCAGTTCTATTTTCCTTTGATTCTTTACATTTAGTGTCCGAATCTTCAGTTGATTCTTTATACTTAGGGTCAGGATCTTTCGGTCTAAGTTTCATTTTTCCAATCCTAATTTAGATTTGACAAAATTACATAACAATTTGACAAAAGATTTAGAAGCACTACCTTCTAACTCTTCAAACATATACATATTCAACTTGAATGCATAATTGGCCTCGCGTATGATGAGGTCTACATCATCTTGTCCTACGTCAAGTCCGTCTAAAAGCTGACGGTACACTTTTTTGTAATTTTTAGAATCTGAGATTTCTGAAAAATCGTAAAAACTCAATCCTTTGCCTTTTTCAGGTTTAAGAGAATTTTCAGCAATGCCTCTAAGTATTTGACCTCCAGAGAGGTCACCCAAGTATCGGGTGTAATGATGACCAACCAATAGGTTGGGATCATCTTTTGCAATTTCACGAATCCTGTTAACATACTTCACACATGCCTCTGATTGTTTAATCTCGGTCTCCCAAGATGGGCCATAATAATATGACAGATCCTCCTTGAGTGACTCTTTACGAGGTAACTCTGGTAGATTGATCTTACCAACTACAGGATGATCTTTAAGTGCTTCTACCTCTTCCTCCATTGCAGAGTAAACAAAGTAGAAGTTAGCAATTAATTTACGATACTCTTGTGGATCTAAGACACCACGAAGAAATGAAGCAACGAACTTGGTGTTCTCTGCTGCTGAGTGAGACTCTTTAGTCCCTTGTTTAATTTGTGCTGCAAAATCTGCTACGGCCATGATTAATCATCAATATATTTTCTTGGGTTAGACATCCCACGAACATACTCAACTACCTGTTCTCTTAACATCATTAGATCGTCATAACACTCTTGGTTATGAGCACATCCTCTGAGTCTAGTGTCAGGTTTATATAATGACTCTAATAACAGAGTCCTAGCACGATCCCATGATTCATGTGATTTAGAAGGAGTGGTCATGTGCTTTTAATAGTGTAAGTATATTATAGGTGTTCTTGCAATTCAATGGGGTTGCCTTGTGACACTTCTTTTTGTGTCCAACCAAATCCATTTTTCTCTTCTCTTCGTGCGTTAATAAGTTTATCCTCACAATCACGAAGTTCTTTCTTCATCTGATGGATTTCTTCCTCAGTATATAGAAATGGACTTCGTTCACTTGCTTGAAGACATTTCTTAAGTATTACTGTTTGACTCTTATATCCTACAATAGGATCATATGGTTGGTTATTCATCATCTACCATCTCAAATTCATCTATATTTTGTGCAGGAAGCAAATGTCCTCCTATCTCATATATATGTTCTCCATTGACACAACCTTTGTACTCAAGGCCATTAAGAGAGCCATGCTCACGCACGGCTGCTTGGATCTTATAGTGCATCAGTTGTCCTTTATCAGGTACTTTCATAACAAAATGCGATTTGATATAATGCTAAAGCATTATGCTAGATTTGTCAAGTAGGTTTGTTTTCCCATACAATATCACCCCATGTATCAACCACGAATGCTTTCATATAGTGGTCAGCATCAGGACAGTCTGCTAACTTAGGGAACCATGATGCTCCCATTAATGTGGCCTGATCCTCATCTTGATACTCAACAGTATTAAAGATACCTTGCTTCATTATATCAACAATATATTCATCTACGAAACCTTCGTAATATGCTGTAACAGTTGCTTTCTTATCTGCAGCCAGATTATTATAGGTACTCAGGTCAAAATATAATACTGACACTTGATGTCTCTGAGCCCAATAAGCAATGAGATCAAAGTGTGATAGTTCTTTTCCATTGATAATCATCTTAAGAACCTCCTAGTGCATCTAGCTCCGCTTGTGCTTCGATAATTATTTTATCTAACCAATCTTTCTTCGCTGAATTTTCAGAGTTTGCAAACTCATATGCAGTAGGAGTTTCATCAGCAGCAAGTTGAGCAGCTCTTACATTCTCATACTCTAGTAATAATTGTGGGAAGTATGCTGTTTCAGTCAATGATTTCTGTAGTAGATAATATGAGATCTTCTCTCTAAATGCCTTAAGATAATGCTTACCTAATGGTAAGAACTGTTCAGGTGTAGTTAAGTAATCAATATCAGGGAAATCCTTAGACCATACTTCTGTATAGAAATCAGGTGAGATTGGAAACTTAGTATTCTCTACTTCAGTAGCAAATTCTGCTGTTCCTGTTAATTCTCTTAGTTTCTGTCTGTATAATGTATATTTTGCTTTAGTGTCTGCATCTAATGGTGAGTCTGTGACCATGACCCAATCAGTCTCACTTAACAAGAAATTTCTAGCAAGTCTTACGGAAAATGGAGTAACTATCCTTTGTTTAGCATATAATCTACCTAGTTCTTTCTGGTAGTCTTCATTCTCAAGAGAGTCTATTAAATAAAATGCTTCAATCAGTTTATCTTTTAGTTGAGTGGCTTCAGGTATGTCAGCCTGCTCCATCTCATAGTCTTTCCATTCAAAGGCATCAGTCTTAAAATTCTTTAAGAACTTCCTACGCTTCGCATGATATGTTCCATTAGTATACCAATGAAATGATATGAGTTTATCTTTATCACTATCCCATAGAGGATATAAAAATGTAGACAAAGTATCCTTCCAGTAACTCTCTGGAATTACTTTGGGTGTTCCATTGTATGATATCTCCTGTGCTATTGTATCTAATTCAATTTGTAGTACAGGTGGATCAGCATTGATAGCCATCTTGTTAACTATAGTCTCCGTATGTATTTAGTATGCCTTGATCAAGTATTTGCATGTTCTATAAGGATGTAGTAATGGTACATGAATATCAGGATCAATGGTTGCCTGTGGTTCTATCTTAGTTGTTGACTTTAAAGTCAACTTTGCATCAGATGCACCAAGACCAGAACTGTATGTTATACCTGGCCCAGTTTCACCTTCAACAGTATAAGTTAGACTATCAACCAATGGTTTTGATATAGCACCAGGACTCTGTTGGAATACAAGACCAGATACCTGAGAGTACCACCAAATAAATTCAATAATACCATAATGATCACTATCATCAGCATTATCATTAGCACCAGATGGTGTTGCTCTTGGTTGCTCAAGTCTGAATCTAGTATCAGTTGCTCTTGCTGCTTCAGGTACTGCCACTGAATATGTATACCAATTAGTTGTACCATTACCATCCCAAGTATTCTCAATAAGAGGAACATTACCAATGATAGGATCATTCCTTACTGATATTGGTGAGATAATAGTATCAATTAAATTCCAGTTGGTTGATCCTGAAAGTTGATAGTACACACGTAGTGATTCTTCAGGTGTGTTTCCACCATTAACTCCATTACCTCTACAAGCCTTAATTGAGAAGTAATTGCAATTAGTGGTATCAACTGGCCTTAAATTAATCCAACGTGTTCCTCCATTACCACTCAGTCCACCAAATTTAACATACTGTGTGTATGACTGTGATGATGCAGGTGTTAATGTTAAACCACTTACTTGTCCAGCAGCCTCATCAACAGTAGCTGTTGCTGTAGTACCACCAGATACTCCATTCATTATGTAAACGTATGGTTGAGATTGATAACCAGCACCATTACTATCAAGAGAAATAGCATTGACTGTTCCTGCACCAGATAATGTTACTGATCCTGCTGCATTAGTAGTTGCTCCACCTCCTGCAAATATAACGTCAGGTACTTGAGAAGCTGTTGGTAAAGCAAATGATCCTGCACTTCCAGTACCAGTACCATTACCAAAGATGTCAACATCCCACACATTTGCATCTTGTGATGCAGATTCAATTATATCACCAGTAGTAGTTCCAGTTTGACCACCTTCATATCCAGTGATAGTTCCTAATCCTATCTTAGCATATCCATTACCAGCACTAGCACTAGATCCTGTGGTTTGTCCACCCATTGATACACCAGCACCACCAGTTCCAACTTCTACAGTAATATCAGCAGGATCATTTAAGAAAGAAAAATCAATATTACCAACGAATGAACCTCCAGCAGCACCACCACCGCCACCAGCAGTCCAATAATCATTATTATATTCTACTTGTAATCTTACAGCTGCTTCTCCTCTTTGAATGAGGTCAGTAGATGCACGAGAATGAGTTTCAGCAAAACTAGCATTTTCCAAATAATCTGTACGATATGATGACATGCCTTGTCTACCACCAGCACCACCTTGGTGCTGACCATCACCACCAGGTCCACCACCGTCTCCAGCAGAACCACCACCATTTCCTGAACCACCAAATGTGAGACCGTTGCGAGCGACACCGCCACCGCCTCCTCCACCGCCACCACCGACGCAGGTATAGTTACCACCAACACCACCTTGTCCAGCACCGAGAGCTTGAGTTGTTGCATCAACTCCTTGAGGTGGTCCAATACCAACAGTACCAGTACCTCCATCATCACCATCTGAACCAGCACCACCTCCACCACCAACACCAGCGATGATAAGTGATCCACGTTTTATCAATGTAGATGCTCCTCCACCTCCACCAGCATTGACTCCATGACCATTACCACCTTGTCCACCATTACCAGAGTTATAATCATTACTTGCACCAGCAACGTTATTCTGAGCAACTTGCCAAGGACTTACACCAATTGCTTGTCCTGCTCTTCTTCCTATCTCTACACTCCATACCTGTGATTGAAATGTAGTTAATTCTCCACTAACTAAATCAACCTGTAAATATCCACCAGAAGATCCTTGATAGTTACCTCTATGTGATCTTCCTCCCTTAGCACCCCACATTGTAAATGTTGCACTAGTAGGATTAGCAATCAAATTAGTATCAGGGAATATTGTTGTTGGAGAAGTATTACTACCACCAGTACAATTTGCTCTTGATTCTGCTACTACATTATTAGTTCCTGCATCCTTAATTTCAAATGCAAGTCCACCAGGATTATCAGACCATGTATTTTGATTAATACTACCAGTATTTCTGACTCTAAATGTTACTCTATTCAATCCTGCATCAACTGGTCCAATTGTAACATTTGTAGATGTAGTAGTACCTGCTGCTGGGCTGTTATTAGTCGTACCCAAGTCATTAATTGCACCTGTCCAATGCATAGTGGCTTCATTATCAGAAGCAAACTCTACATCATATGAGTTACCACCAGTAGCAGTTATTTCTATTACACATTCTAGCCAATCACCATAATAAGGATCTGGATTACTTAATCCTGGAAATGTTTTATATATTGCATGATCCTTCATGAACTGAGACCATACACCTGCTGTTCCTGTTGATAACTGTGCTGTTCCTATTGCTACCCAATTTCTAGTATATAATCCAATAGTAAGATCTAATGTTTGATCATATGTACCAGTCTGTCCACCTACCAATACGTTAACACCATTAGATCCAGATGAATAAGGATCAACAGTAGCTAATGCTCCGTTACCTCCACCTTGAGGATCATTTGGATACTGTGAATATAACCAACCTGGAGAAGTTGGAGCATTTGCTCCCGTTTGACCAGCAGCACCCGTAGCTCCACCAATAACATTAACTGATCCATTATTAACAGCTGAACCACCTATTCCACCAGTTCCACCACCCATTCCAACATTTCCTTGGCCACCACCGCCACCACCTACTACTAAATCAACCTCTGCTCCATCACCAACCTTTATCCTACTTCCAGTACCCTGATTACCTGCTGTTGTACCAGCAGCACCTGATCCACCACCAGCAAATACTTCATATATTAATTTGTCTGGAGCACCAGTTATATTTCCTAAATTTATACTATAATTTCCTGGTGTAGTATATGTCCATTCATTAGAATAATCATATATTGGAGTACCACCTGTATTAACAGTTCTTCCACCAATAACAGATGATCCACTGAATTTTCTAAAGACTGGACTAGGTATAAAAGTTTGGAATACATATGTTCCTACACCACTAGTACCTGAAGCAAGATACTTTTGTTCTGATGCTGTTACAGTTGGGTCTTGAATTGTTCCAGGACCACCAGCACCACCAGCATAATCAAGTACATCATATGTACCAACAGTATTATCTGTATTTGGTTGTCTTAATAATCCATGACTATGTGTAAAGACCTGTCCAGTTGTAGGATACCATCTTGTTATTCTTCCTGTTCCTTCACGATAATCTTGTTGGTATCTATCACCACTAGCCTCTTGAATCCATGAGTTAGTACCTGCTTGTGCATGATAAACTGTATGACTGTGTTGTTGAGCACCAGAGAGTTTAGTCTCTCTCATACTTATCTCAACTGTCTGCTGTCCTATTATAGTACACTCTGTAGTTTCAACTACATTCTCATATCCAGAAGTAACTATCCTACCTAATGAAAAATAATTATCTTGTAATGTCTTATCTAAGTACCATCCACCACCTGTAGTACCCACACCCATTGAAGAGTTTGCTATAGTTGGTGAGTTCTGACCCCATACAGGGCCATTACCAACTACTTTCTTGGCAACCATATTAGGAACTTTAAATGTTCCCATTAATGTATCACCTAAAAAATCTAATACATTATTCTGAGTTATACCTTCTAATGATCCATCATTAGGATTAATTCTTGCTTGAACTGTAGCTTGCGTTGATGCACCACCACCAGTAAGAACTACATTAGGTGCAGTAGTATATCCAGATCCTTGTTCAAATACTGTAAGAGATATTACTACACCATTTACAGCAGTTGCAGTAGCAGTAGCAGTAGTTCCTCCTGGAGTTGATGGAGCATCAATAGTTACAGTTGGATTACTTGTATATCCTACACCTCCTGTTAATATATCTAATCCATTACTAGCAGTTCCACCATAATCATTACCAATTATTTCAAATAATCCTGGATAATCATTTATATTATATTCTGTGCCATCACAATATAAGTATCCCTCATGTGTATAAGCTGGATCATCACCAGCTTGATATGCATTACCAGTATTTTCACTTAATGCTGGAAATGCAGCTGCACCTGCTTTAATAAAACTATGATCATAAGAATTTGCACCAGCCTTAAGGTTAGGCACAATAGCACCTATAGGTGTTGTGTCTGTTAAGATATCTGTTAGATATCCTGTCCTTGCATTTCTATAAGTCTGGGTCATCTTTATATCTTAATTAAGTATTCCATTACAATAAAAGGAGCAGCAGCAGAATCAATTGATACTGAAGAATCAACTCCTATAGACATAGTTGTAGATAAATTCTCTGGTGGAATTGATATAGCAGCAGTCTTTACTTTATATGTATGATCTCCTTTAACAATATCAACACGATGGTTATGTGATGTAGGATCAATTCCACCTTCTCTAGGTAAATCAAGAGTATCTGTCATCTCATTATCACAATCTGGAGTACATTGATTACTATTAACATCTAAGTTAGATTGTAATGGTAATACATCATACAAACTATTTCCTGCCCAATCATCAGGAACTCCTTGAGCACCCTGAACATATGTTACTGGAACAGTCAATGATGAAGTTGCTAAGTTACCACAACCACCAGGCGTTCCAACAAGACAAACATATGTTAAAATTAACCAAATTCTACTAGCATTACAATATCTTGCTAGATTCTGTCCATCAGCAGAACCAGCGAGATCAAATCTATTCATACTATAACTGGAGTTACTAATACAGTTATATGTGTATTGAGATCCAGCACCAAATATACAATGTCCGTAATAAACAGTCTGTTGTAATCCTAATGCTTGAATAGATGTAGGTCCACCATTATCACCTGGACTCCATTTATCTATTGCTTTACATGGTTCTTGAGCACTACCTGGTGGTTGTGCAGGATCATTATTATATCTTGTTGCATCCAACCAATCTTGAATAGGAACAGTAGATGCATTTCTTCTACCAGTTCTACCAGCACCTATAGGATTTTGTGAATTTGTTTCGTTGGTCTGTAAGTTTCTTGATCTATTCCATGTACCAAAGTGAGCATGAGGATATACAGCATTTTCTTCTACACCTTCACTATCAGTTCTATGTGTTTCACCAGCATAATTCCATGATGGCTTACCACGAACTTCTATCTCTTGGCTGGGAACACTAATTGAACCAGAATATTGTATGGTAACATTTTCACCAATAGCAGATGCAATTTCTACACCAATACCACCTCTACTTATCTCAGTACCTAGAGCATTGGTAGTTCTTATATTATCATATACACCAGCATTAGCACCAGAAGTAGGCTCTGGATACTTAGATCCAAAGTCAGGAACCATGAACTGATCATCTGTTATAAAATCAAATGCAGTATTATCAAGATTTCTTCTAAGAAACTTAGTCTGTTCACCTGTTCCTAATATAGCAGCAAGTTGTGGATAATCCTCTGCATAATATATTGTACCATCACACCTTAAATATCCAGCTGGTAAATTTCTAACGTTGTTAGTCTCTTCAGGTGGTCCCTCATACTCAACTGGCCAAATAATTATTTGACCTGTAAGATTACCATACTTTGATTTTTCTTTTCCGTATAGTACTGTCATTAGTATGCCTTAATGAGAAATGTACAAGTTGCTGATGGTTGAGTTACGTCCGCAGAAATATTTAGAGCATTTTCAAGACTATCTGCCTGTAATGCTGATCCATCAGCATCACTAGCAGTGTGTGATGGTGGCCCTGACATAGATCCCATTCCTTGAGAAATTTCAAAACTACCATGATTATGCGATTTAAAGGCTTGGTTTAATGGATCTTTGTTAGTAGCACTTAAGTTCATACTTGTTGGCCAAGTACCATTCTTGAATACTAAATTTCTTGTTCCACTAGCAAGAGTCTGTTGATTTAATGTAATTTCATAGACACCACCACCAATATCTTCAATGGTTTGTACCCATGTTCCTTCCCTTAAGTATGTATATTTCTGATCATTATCAGCATCAACAATATACATTAACGGAGTAATCATATCATATTGATACCACCAATCTACATTTTGTGTACCAGTAGGATCACCATATACTCTTCTTATATCTGTACCTGCTGGTAACTGGAATTTGTTAGTACTAGCAGTAATAGTAACACTATTAACTGTGAATACTGGTGAGGTTTCTGGATCGTCCACCAATCCATCAGCTCTTACAGGTGCTCCTGTATCATATCCAAAGAAGTTAGGTCTATTCCTAGTCTCCATTGGTCTTGGGAACATACCTGTATGACATGGTGTTGCATGTGAATCTTCTGGAGTTATATCAACCATATCAGCAGTATCATACCTACCAAATACAGTCTGTGTATAAGTCTCTGTTGCTTGACCTGATCCTCTATTTGTTCCTCTCCAGTTGGATGCACCAGCTGGGACATTATTCCAATAGTTCTTTCCTGTGCTATCCTGAACATATTCCCTAAATGAATCCATCATAGGTAATGTATGTTCTTTGTTAGCATCACCATAAAATGTTAAATTTGTAGCACCATTACTCCATGTTGTAGGTTGTGCTTCTTCAAGAGCACAAGTATTTGGACCTCTACTTACGTTACAATGAATAGTAGCACTACCAGTCATGGTAATACCTAAGTCAGTTCTAAAATTCATAACACCAACATCAGTTGGGTTTACAGATGGAATAGTATCAGAGTGACCGTGTGCTGGTGTATGGTTAATACCCAACTTACGATTCAATGTATGAACAGTTTCTAAGAAATCTGGTGCTTGTAGAGTAATATCACTAAATTTAAAATATAAATTACCTGCTATGTTAAGACTAAAATCTATATCAGATGTGGCCTCATATGTGGTAGAGATAATAGTAGTCTCACCATAATCACTAACTAAACTACCAACAACAGTTGCAGCATCATCCTGACCCATTTGATATGCTGGTTGATCAAGATGAAATCTCTCTAAGTCCATCAATACACTTGCTGATAACTGAGGTAATCTAAATGTTGCTGCTGTAGCAATATAAGGGAACTGATAATGATTACCACCACCATCAGTCATGTCACCTCCATAAGTATCACCAATAACAGATGCTAATAATGGATAATCAGATGCAGGTAGTGTAGATCCATCACAAACAATCCAACCTTTAGGTATATTGGATGCGAGGAAACCAGTTCCTCCATCACCACCCCAAGGTAGGATAGTTCCTATCTTGGCGGTTCTCATACTTTTTAGTGAATCGTAATGTACTGTCATTGATTATAACTCCATTAGCCACCATCCGCGTAGTGCAGGTGGTATTGTTCTTGAATTTGCAGATCCCTCAATGTCAACCGTACCAGCAAATACTAGTCCGAATGATGCATTGCGTGTCTGAATAACCAATTCACCTGAATCCCATGCTGTTGCTAGAGACTGACCATTTCCTGCATCTAACTTAGATCCAGTTGAATCACCCTGAATAGCAGTGGCAATACCACTAATCTTCTTCGCTCTAATGATTAGACTTGTGTTATATGTTAAGTTTCCACTTAATTCAACGAATCTAATCATATCACCTGTTTGTGGATTATCTGGTAGATATAGAACTATGTTACTTCCAGAAGATGAGTTAACAAGATAGTTATTATTAACCTGTAGTGGATTATCTATCTGCTGTCCTACACCAGTAGCAGTATCGAATGCGACATATGTATGTCTTCTACCACCATTTCCTGTCCAGTATTTCTCAATACCAAATGAATCAATAGCGTTGTTCTGATAGATTCTAAAGTCCTTAGCACCTTCAGTACCACCAACTCCAGCAGATCCAAGGTTATCAATGTGGAACATTGTCTTGGATGCAGTCTCAGTCTCGTAGACCTTACCTGCTTGATAGTACTCTTCACCTAAGAATACATTACCTTCTCTATTAGTAACTTTAAATGTTGTTACATCAGAGCAGAGACCAAATGCCTGACAGTTCTCATAGTTGATCTTAAGATCACCACCAAGTTGAGCTCCACCATGTAATGTTAGTCCAGAAGTTGATGTCTTCGCATCAGCAAGTGATCCGTCTCCAGAGTGGCCATCGTCATTAGCGATAGACATAACCAGAGTCTGACCATCAGAACCATACATTCTGAGGTTACCACTGTATATCTCAACGTCATCGTGAACAGTTAGTTTACCACCACCATATAGATCAACTAAAGGAGTACCAATAGTATTTGGATTTCTAATTTGCTTAGGAGTCTTAACAGCGAAGCTAATATCATTAGAACCATCAACACTATCAGGTATGAACCACTCAGTTCCAATTCTGACGTATGTTATATAATCAAGTTTAGGAGCAATTAGATCAGCATCACGTAATGTAATCTCAAGTCTGATATCACTTGTGTTAGGTGTTCTAGCCTTAAGTGCAGTTGCTCTATCACCCTGTGTTGCAGGTACATCATGTAATAATGTAGTAGTTCTATCATACTTGTCTAACTTAACAACATTAGCACCTATCGAGAATGCTTGTGCTGCTGTTCCTTCTAATCCTCTACCTCCAGATGGATACTGAGCATTAGTAGCTGTTGGAAGTATTAGTTCTCCACCACCACCTGTGTAAGGATCATCAGTAATCTGAATAACCTCGATTGCAGCACCAGCACCACTTACATAGATTGCAACCAAGTCACCTTTCTGGAATGCAGTTAGGTTACCTTGAATCTCAATGTTAGATGTGGCAGTTACAATATTGTCCGCAGTAGTAGATGAAGGACCACCTGATATAGTAGACTGAGCATTATGTCTATAAACATATACTACATCATTATCTTTACTGTATCCAGCAGGAGATGAACCGAACTGTTCAGAAAGCATGAATACTGTTCCATGCTGATTACCAACATCTGTATTACCTGTGCAAGTATCAACCTTGAATATATCAACAGTCTGATTATTAGTAATCTTAAGTTTTCTGTTGGTATCTGCATCAATGTATGGTGTTGTGCATGTTCCTGTTAGGTTCAATGAACCACCAATATTTGCATCACCACCAGTTACTAATGTACCATCAGTAGAATCAACAGAGAATACTGACTCTTCTTGTGCAGTATCACAACCATTCTTAATATAGAAACTCTTAGCTACCTGTGATAGGAGAGTTTCAACCTTGAATAGTTCACCTTGATCATCAACACCATCAGCAGGGACAGTAGTATCTTCACGATCAATGATTACATAATCACCAAGATCTATATCTCCACCAAACTGTGATAGATATACATCTTCTGATACTCCACCAGAATCAATTGCACTAGTAATCCATGTAGCATCATACTGAACATTACACTTATAGATTGGAGTTGTATCAGGATGATCTGATCTTGTTGTTGTCCATGTACCAAATGGTAGTCTCTCAACTACAATATAGAATGGAGCAGTACTAATCCTTGGTAGTGAAACGATCTTAACAAATTCAGGATGTAATGTACCACCTGAATCATCTGTATCAATCAATAGAATATCATTCTCATTGAAGTACTGATTACCACCAGCATCTTCTGGCTTATTCTTAATAGGTAGATAGTATTGATTACCAGTTAGAGCAGGTAAAGTCTGAGGTTCAATTACTGGTACTCCACCAACATTAGGAATCTCTTGCTGGAATGTTGCTCCACCCCATGCACCACTACCAGATGTATCAACTTGGTTGTAAGTATCAATCAGAGTATTGTTTGAAGTCACTCTTAGAACATCAACCAAATCAACGTTGCTGTTGAATAGATTGTTACCAAGTACTCCACTAGCATGAGCAAATGCAGTTGATCCTGCCTGTGCTCTCTTAGCACTGAATGAGTAAGAAGCAAATCCACCGCATAGAGTAACATCAGCATTGAATCTAGCAGTAGCATCAACAATCAGGTTATTTCTAATTGTTGTAGATCCACCTTGACCAGCAATCTTAATTTCAGAAGCATTAGTTGCAAAGTCAAGTATAGATGTGGCCGAGTTACCAGAGAAGAATTCTACCTTCTGGGAAGTAGAACTTAATTTAACGATACTACCAGCACCAGATCTTCTAGATCCTAGTTCTGCATCACCATCTATCTTAAGAACTTTAGTCTTAATTCTAGTAGCAGATAATGATTCGTTATTATCATATGCACCACCAATATCAACTAGTGATATTGTAAGAGCACCATCTGAAGCACGGTTGTCTGGTGTAGCACCTAATCTTATGTTACTATGAAGTGAACTACGTCCGATATTGATAAACTGATCTGCTTCAGTTGTATCACCAATAGCAATTGTAGTTGCATTCTGACCAATATTAAGTGTTCCAGTAAATCCTGCTGAATTAACAAGATTAAATCCACCTGTTGTGATCGTTGTTGTTATGTCAGCAGTATTAGCACCACCTCCACCATTAACTTCTACATCTTGTAAGAAGATAGCATTATCAGTGAACTTGGAAGTACCACCAACATAGAATGTACTATCAAGTGATGCATTATCAACATTAATACCAATACGATTATCAACAGTATTAACTCTGAATAGTGCAGAATCTGTAGGAGCAGCACTATCACCACCAACTAAGAATGCAGATGTACTACCAGTTTCAGTCTTAACTGTTCCTGTCTCAGTTAGATAAGAATTAATTGTCTTACCACTGATGAATGTAGTACCTACAACATCTAAGTTAGCACGAGGTTCTGTTTCAGCAGATACAAATCCCTTCTGGTATGCACTATGTGCAGAACGTGCAATAGTGTTAATACCAAGTTTGTAATCACCAATAGTGTCAGTTTCTGTTCTTAATGCTTCTGAACCTAGTACGCCAACTTCTTTGAATGAAGAGTTAGAGAACTCAACAGTTGGATTTGGTTGGCCACCTGGGACATTAGCAATAATATCTCCATTCCAGTTAAGTGTCTCATTTGCTAATGTTATACCTTCAGCAACGAAGTGAACATAGTTATTAGTACCTGAGAATGCATCTCCATTAGGTGAAGCAACTTGGAATGGTATGGAATTAAATCCAGCATTATGATAGAAATCATTAATTCTAATCTGAGATCCAGATGTAATACCAAGATCATCATTAGTAATATCAAGTCCTGTGTTAGATGACTTGAATGTTAACTTAACTAGACTTCCAGAATTAATAAACTCAATAGTGAATATACTTGTATCAGCAATTGGTTCATAGTAGTTTGCATATATCCATCCAAGTGAACCAGTTCTTCCTACTTCCTTACCTTTGAGTAAAACATCACCTGGTCTTGGTAAGACATTACCATACATGGTGTATTGTTCACTAGCAAGTCTAGTTCCACCAGGGTTGCCAACCAAATCACTGTTGTTTGGTGTCATATTAGATGGAAGAGAACCAGTACCACCAGTATGTGTCTGGAACATGTACTCTTGACCATTACCTCTGGCATTAAATCCAAAGATAGCAGCATTAACACGGTTCTTACTGATCTGAATATCACCCTTAGTTGGTGGAGTGAATGCAGTTCTACTTAATGACTCATCTTGTTCTAGTTGTGTTACAGGATCAACAGATGATACATTAGAACGAACAATAACAGCATGACGTTCCTGTGTTAGATCATTATCCTGTACAGATACAATTAGAGGAGATTCAAATGTATTAGGTAGTGTTCCTTCTCCACCAACGACTGTAATATTCTGGTTGAATGTTACAGGGGTGTCAAAGGTAGTAACTAGACTTCCAATTACATCATCCTTATCTCCATCATCTTGTAATGTAGCAGCATCTATAAATGTTTCTTCACCTGTGATAGCATTGATTCTTCTATTACCAATGTACAAGTCACCTTGTGAGTTAATACCAGTGTAGAATACAATACCACCATCTTGCTTCTTAG